TATATGTAATCAGCATCAACAGAAATCTCTCCTATATTACCAAAAGCTCCTGCTGATGCTGGTGGTGATGAAAGAATCCTGAATTTTCCTGTGTTGGGTATATTGAAATAACCAAGAATGTCTACAGTAGCGCAAACAACTCCTCCAGAATTTTTTATTGACAATGTAGACGGTGACTGAGGTCTTACCTCTTGAGTATACAGAACGCCATCAATATTCACATCAGCGTCAACCTGAAGACCCGTCCCTGTAGCCTTGCTCAACGTAAGCGTGTCTGCTATGTCGGCAACGCCTGAAGCGTCAATCTCTCCTAACGTAGACACTCCAGTAACCCCAAGTGTGCCGCCTATCGTAGTGTTTCCTGAGATGTCGGCTGTGTTGTTAATATCAACAGTGCCGTTAAGCGTTGTCGTGCCTGCAACAGTAATACCTGTCGTTGTTGCCGATCCATTATCGCAAACATCTTGAAGTGTAAGTGTGTTTACAGACATCACATACGTTGCAATGTCAGACATCTGAAAGTTCTTGGTGTCTCCACCGTTTCCATTTTCAGAACCAATTACTATATCGCTTCCATCTACAGTATTTGATATTGCGTATGCTGATGTGTTGTTTATCTTTGCCATTTACACTTTTTGAAGAGGTTGATTATCCTTCTTAGTAACTTCACCATTTGTCATGTTGATTGTTGAGTCAGCGCCATACTTCTCGATGAGTGCGTCCTCAAGAACCTTGAACTCGGCCTTGATCGTCTCTATCTCACTAAGCACCACCTGCTTGTTAAGCTCAATGTCTCCAAGCGTCATCTTCGCCTGATTGAACCTCTCTCTTGCAGATTGAATCTGCTCTAACTCTGTTGTTTCTAATTTCATTGGGTTACAAATTTACGATATTTCTTCCGACCCGAACTCCAACGTAATGTTGTCCGTTGAATCCGTAGTCAACGCTAAAGTACGTCTTTTTTACTGTAGCCTGAACGCCAAGCCCCATCAAAGGCACATAGCTTGTCTTGAAGTCTGACATTAAACCTGCATTTGCGTGTACTCCTAAAGCCCACTTCAACGGAACCTTCTTGGGCGTGTAGGTAACCTTTAGGTTCTCAGACCTGTTCTGGTAGTTTTGCCAGTTTAAAGATATACTGGCGTTTTTTTGCTCTATCGTTGTGTCGTACTTTGCTATCTCAGTTAGCCACGCCTCAACAATTTTAACCGTGTCAACTAAAAAGAGCGTGTCTAAGCGATTAACTATTATCTCTGATGTGATTGTGTCCCTTATGGTGACAAACTCCTTAGAAACGAATCTAACGGTGTCTGTACGCCATCTATCAACGTACTCTACGGTGGGGACAGGGTTCTCAATTATAGTTGTGACAGGCTTGCCGCTTGTATCACCGCAGCCCTTCCATGCAACAATAACCCCTAGTAGAAATGCTATCAGATACGGTAGGTACTGGCTTACGAGGTGTTTTGTTAAGTCGTTCAATTTTCAATGATAATCCAATTAACACAAGGCACATTAAAAGCATCATGATGACCAGTATCCTATGACCACCATCAAAACTCACTACTGCGTCCAGATTCCGTACTCAAGAACAACCGTAGACGCACTTGCGGTTACTTCAAGACCTACAGACGCCTTGATAGGCACAAATGCCCACTCCTCTGGCCCGAGTGTTCCGAAGCTTACGTTCGTTGCTGCCTCAGCTAAGTCAAGGCTGTTTGTGGCGTCAGTGTTCTTTAGGTACACATAGGTTATGGCTGCCTTTGCGGCTGGTACGATAACCTCTGCTGAAACTGCCCCGACACTAATCCTGCTCGTGTTCTGTACTGGGTTTGTTACCGTGATCGCGTCAGTCTGCGATATAGCCAATGACTCAGACGTTGCGTCAGAGCTTGTGATGTTGAGTGTTGCTTGTATTGTTGCCATATGACAAAGTTAGTTACTTTCTTTTGAACGCTTCTCCAATCTTTTCTATGAAGTATTTTACATCGAACCTATCGTCCAACGTAACAATATTCTCAAGTATCGACTTTCCCTCTACACCCATTAGGAAAGAGTACGCACCTGTTACTATCCATCCGAACATTTCAGTTCTTTCTCCATTTATCTCAAAGTTGTCAAGTATGTGCATCACAACAAGAAAAGTTCCGTACTGAACAGCTTTTACTACTGTTCTTCTGAATCCGTAGGATGTGATTGCTTGCTTTTTGTGCCACGCTTTTAATATTCCTGTAATCAGGTCAAGAATCATAAACAGAGCAAGCCATTTTAGAAACTGCCAATCTGCAAATAGATACTTCTCGGTAAACGTCACTATAGGAGTAAACACGAAGGTAAACGCCCATATCTTGATGTCAGCGAAGTTTGATGCAAACTTGATGGCGCACTCCTTGAACATCACAAAGTCTCCTACGGTGTGGTTTGTTTTCATTCGTCAAAGTCCTTACTTTCTATTTCAATACTTATACCCTTCACGTATATCACTATTGAATATGGCTGCCCTAGCTCCATTAGCCCCCTCTCAATTAGCGCATCCTTTGGTAGATGATAATAACCATCCACTTTCTCTGTTATGAAGTAGGGTTTTTTGCTTTCCTTGTCAGGTCGGTTCTCTTGTAACCAACTTTGAAGAGCTTGTATTTTTTCAGTTATTATCATTAGGCTGGGTATTTAACAAGTAAGTCGGCATAGAGTTGGTCTGCGTCTGCATCAGACAAAGTGCTAAGACCTATCATACATTCAGAAGTAGGTTCACGCCATCCTACACCGTAGTTCAATGAACCATCACCATTCAATAGAACAAAGTTTGATGTGTTTGTCCATACCGTTCCGCTTAGTGTATCGGTTGCAGTCGAGCCGTTCATATTAACACGTAACACGCCAGTTGATTGGTCGTAAGTCAAAACAAATATGTTCTTACCCTCCACAACATCGAATTGAACCGCACAACCAACACCACCACTGTTCTGTCTTACCGCGAATCGCATCTTTGAAGTAGAGAACAAGTAACCAATGTTGAATCTTGACCCTACATCAAGCGTAGTTTGTGTACCGCCCATAAACACCATATAAGATCCAGCGCCATCTTGGGCTTGCGACCAATCGAAAACACCCGCAATTGTTATATTGTCTTGAACCGTTGAAAGTGTGGTTGAAAGATAGTCGCTTGTAATACTTCTGAATGACCCGTTAGTTGATGCTCTTGGATCTTGCAAGAACCTCAATCTGTTCGCTGCTGCTGGTGCTGTTGCGTCTTGACCGCCCGTGTCTCCAACGTCCGTTAGTTCATCAACCAATCCGCCTATCAACGTTGCGTTCTCCGCATTCCAAGCGTGGTCTATTCCGTGTTTAGTGTAGATTGTAGTGGCAACAACTTCAACACAATCCGAAGCACTACCTCCGCTTTCATCCTCCACTATCACGCAAACCATATACGTGCCGCCAAGCGAAACAACATAGTCATAAGTGTTGTCGTTCACTTGTGTTATCTTCTGCCAATTGCCTACGTTATCAGGCACTATGAATTGATAGGTGAGGTCATCTCCTGATTGAAAATCCGTGGCCGTTGCAGTTAGTGTTATCGTATCACCAAAGTCAGGTGTTGTATCTGAAAGCGCAAGAGAAACGCTTTGAATGCCTCCTCCTCCTCCAGATGTAGGGTTACCCCCTCCTATTCCTATAGCTAAGCTCATATCACCAAAGTGCTACTATGTCAGTTGCTGCCGTGCCAGTCGCATACACCTGTAGAACTTGTATTGGCTGGAACCCTGCTGATAGCGCTGTAAACTTTACCACGTCCCCACTCGCCATCTTTACGGTCAGATCTCCAGCAACACCAACGTACAAAACACAGCCGTTCTTCTCAGCGCTTGCATATATCGTATACGATGCGCCACTTGCAAGCGTTGTGCCACCGCTGAGTGTAAGCTCAGTATCCGAGTCTACGGATGTAACTGTTGATATTGATGGAGTGTCGTTGTCAACAACAATATACCCGACTTTTACCGTTGTTAAGAATGACGCAGTAGAGTCATCTAATGCTGCTGCTATTCCGTCAGTCACCCCTGATTGTTGCACCCCATCTCCAGCAGGAATTGGTATTGTGTCGCTCGGTATTACTGGAACGGCACTTGAAACTTGTAACTTTTGATATGCCATGTCATCTTTTGCTTTGCTTGCAAAGATAACTACTTTTTATCGTATGGGAATATTCTGTTGAGTGCGTCCTTACGCGCACTGCATCCACATGGCACTCCAGTTGCCTCAGACACCTTGTCGACAACAGCCTTGATACCTGTCTTCTTTGTGAAGTTCTCCACTGTGTCCCCAAGCCCTCTGGGCTTCGATTTTTTTACAATCTTATTCATCAGTATTTACCTTTTCGTGATTTTGGTGAACTTTTTGTCGATCCGCCCTTGCCTGCCCATAGGTTCTTGCAGGCCCAGTAGCGTGCTGTGAGCTTGTCTTTTGCCGTGTCGCACTTGTGTCGTGCCTTGAATGACTTACGTGCAGCAGCTGAGTAGTTATGCCCGTATCCCTTCGCTCCGAAGTGGATGAGCTTCTCCTTGCCGCCCGAACACGCCTTTACCATCTTCTTCTTACCAGCTCGGTCGCTTGACCGAACCACGTTGCACTTCATCTTGCTCTTGTCAGCCATCAGAATATTCTTTGAAGGGTTAGTACGTGCGTGTCTATTGAGTTTGCTGGGTCAGCTGCTCCCCACTGTGCTGTTATGTCGAGCGTACTATCGGTTGTTGTGTCGAACGTGGTAGCATTGTCCTGCTCGAAGCCGATCACCTCTGGACTATTGTTTGCCGTCTTTGTGTAGTTGAACGCACCAGATGTCATTATCTCAGCTGTACCAGCTGCCCCTATCTGTCTTATCACAAATGTTATTTCCATTTGGTAAAAATTCCCAGATGTTGAAACAAGCGACATGGCCCCAGTCGTTGCAAGAATATTACCATTGTCCCTGATGTTTATTGTCAGGTTGGCATTATTCAGTGACGACAGGCTTCCTTCTAAATAGCACTTGAACGTGTTTCCCCTTACAAATCCATTTGCAGGTATTGACAAGCTACCCAGACCGTTTCCGATTACAGTAAGCTCATCAGTTGTGTTCTCTACAACAGGGCCATGCTCTATCTGAGTGAACAGACCTTTTACACCGAAGTAGTTAACCATGTCGTCAATGGTGTACGCATCACGCAGTGCGTTAGCTGTAGCCGACCCCTTGTTGACGGTCTCTACCGATGGGTCTACCCCGTGAAACTTTGTGCCCTGTGGAATATTACTCATGCCTTACTTACCCTTTTTCCCATTCCTACACGGGATTTTTCCCTCTTTTTTGAAGCGAGTTGAGATTTACTCATCTCTCCCTTTGTCTTGGGAGTCTTCTTTGATACCTTCTTTGTGGGTCTGCAGTATTCGTTCTTTCCTCCTTCCCCACATGGCTTTCCAGTCCTTGTGTCGACCCACTTCTCCTTTTGCCATCGCTTTAGCGATGTTCCCTCCTCGCCTTTTCGCACAGTACCTTTTTTCTTTCTGCACTTAGCTATCGCCTGAGATGCTCTGGCGCTTGGAAAGACCTTGTAGCTTGCTTTTACCTTTCTGTAGCAGGAGTCTTTAGGCATCAGTATCCCTTCTTCTTGGCTCGTGCCTTGAGTCTCTCTGACCTGTCGAAAAGTCGCTTCTCCTTCTTCATTCGACCCTCGTCAAGTGCGACATTGGCCTTATGCAGAACCTTCTTGCTTCTCTCCATTAGCCTTTCTGACTTCTTCTTCTTCTTTCCGCCACCGAATGTCGGTGCGAGTGGTGTGCCAAGGTCTCTCATATCAATACTTCTTTTTCTTGCTTGATTTAGGCTTCATAGCCTTCTTCACCTTTGAGGTGCATGGCTTGCTTTTTCCTTTCATCATATCTCGTATCTTTGATTGAAATACAAAGTTATGAAATCAAAAGTAAACGGAGACGACTATATGAAGTACTGGCGTGTCGTCCGAAAATGGGCGTATATCAAGTACGGCCTAAGCGTTCCAAAGCTGGAGATGCTGCTGTTTCTCTACTCAGAGGGTAAATTCTCTAAGACGCAGTTCGATGAGTACAAGCAGATCTTCTCGTTTGACACGAAGTGGTTCGAGCGCCTACGCGAACAAGGGTATATCGTGAAGTGGCGTAACCAGAAGAATGGTGAGAAGGCACTATACTGCCTTTCTGTCCAAGCAATAGGTATCATCAAGTCAATATACCGCAAGCTGAATGGAGAGGAGGCGTTCTCAGAACACCGAGACCTGTTCAAGCTTGACAACCCACGTTACAGGGACAAGGTTCTACGGAACCAGATGAAGAAAATCAATCAAGAACTACGACAACGTCCCTCTCAAGGATGATCGTATAAGGCTCGTCCTCGATGAGCATTGTATGTCCTGCGCTCTTGTCGTAGTATATCAGGTCGCCATCGCTGATAACGTCAACATTTGACCCTACCTTGACGACCTCCGCCTTGGCGTATCTGAAATTGTTAGCGTCCTCCTGAGAGAGGAGCAGACCTGACTCGGTCTTCAACTCCTCCTCAAGTTTCTGGACAACTATGTATTTATTTATCGGCTTCATAAGATCTCGCTAATGTAACAATTGCATTCGTACTTAGTATCGTCCCTGCGACAGATATTGCGTTTGTTATCGCCTCCTTGGTGACCTTCGCTGGGTCAATGACGCCCATGTGGAGCATGTCACCCACCTCACCAGTCTTTACGTTCATACCAACGCCTTCTGTCGTGTATGGAAGCGTGCTGTAGTATTTGTCGGCAGGCAGACCTGCGTTGACCATTATCTGGCGCATCGGTGTCAGCATTGCCTCCTTCATCGCGTTGGACGCTATACTGTCTCCGTCAATGACTTTAGCAAGCCCTGCAAGCGTCACACCGCCTCCTGCAACGATTCCATCTACCAGAGCTGCACGAACAGCGCAAACCGCATCGTCAACCCTGTCAAATCGCTCTTTTTGCTCCATGTCGGTCGTTCCGCCCACGTGTATCACGCCAACTCCACCTGAAAGCGATGCGATACGCTCAAGCACGAAGTCGCGCTCGCCCTTGTTCTCTGTCTCGTCATGCTGTGCCCACAGCTCGGCAATGCGCCCCTCAATAGCCTCATTGTCCTGCTCACTGTTCTCACGCATGATGATGGTCGAGTTCTTTGACGCCACGACCTTGTCTGCGTGTCCGAGGTCTCTCATCTCAATTATGCTCAGGTCGTCACCTGTCTTCTCGCTGAAGTAGGTCGCCCCGAACTTGAAGGCTATGTCCTGCATCAGCTCATGCTGACGGTAGCCGAACGATGGCGCGTCAACCACGCATAACTTCAGTCCGTTCTTGATAACATTCGCTGCCAATGTGTTCAGCACGTTCTTTGAACACGGTGCAATGATCAACAGCTTCTTCTGCTGCTGGATGACTGGCTTAAGCACGCTCTCAAGGGTAAGGATGTTGGATATCTCTATGTCAGCCACAAGGACATGCACGTCCTCAAGCACACACTCATCTCTCCTCTGGTCGTTGATGAACATCGGTGTCGAGTAACCCCTGTCCATACGCATGCCGTCAATCACCTCGCTCCATGTCTCAGATGTCTGCGAGCGACCTACCGTTACAATGCCGTTCTTCAAGCCAACCTCGTTGTACGTGTCAGCGATCATCTTACCAAGCACCCTGTCGTTGTTGGCTGATATTGTAGCCACGTCAAGTAGACGTCTCTTGCTTACCTTCTTGGACATCTTGCCGATGGACTTCATCACCTCATCGCCCAGCCTGTTCAACTCTCTTATCACCTCAACCATTGCAACTGGCTCCTCAGACGCCTCAACCTGACGTGTCACCGACATGATGATCGCCTCGGTCAACACTATGGCGGTAGTAGTCCCGTCACCTGCATTGGTCGCTGTCCTGTCAGCAGCCTGCTTCATTATCCTCACGGCAAGGTTCTCAATAGGGTCTATCAGGTCAATGGACTTAGCCACTGTCACACCGTCCTTTGTCACGGTCATTCCAGATGTGTGGCTCTGGGACTCAATAAGCACAGTATTGCCCGATGGGCCTAGTGTTGATTTGACAGCCTCTGATAGTTTCATGATACCGTCAATGAGTCGCTGTCGTCCGTCCTCACCGAAGGCTAACTGTTTTGGTGTGTAGTCCATTTT